TTCTTGGCAGTGACGGCAGTTGGTTGAGAAAGTCCCTCTCCGAATACATGCCGGAAGCCACGACCGGCAGAATGAACAATGGCTTCACCAGATGCAGGACCAATTGCCCCGAACCTGCGTATGCCGTGCCACCTGATAAGGTGAAGGCTTCCAAATCACGAATGCCACTGTCCCCCGCAGCAAGCGGAAGGAAAGGCGCATAGCGCGTTGCAGCATTACCAGAGTGCGGAACCTGTCCAGCAACAGGAGTTGCCGCAAATCCAACCGTAACAGGGCAGGCTTGCGCCGTTGTCCCGCCCTGATCAGTATAGGTGAATGCCGTCAGATTCGGTCCGCCGAGTGTCGGGGCAACTTCAGTTGAGAAGTATGCCCGCAACCCCGCGCCGTTTGGATACCGTGCCGAACCATCAAGCGCAGTCATTGTAATCGTGCGGGAACCAGTGCCGGTCACGTCCGTTCCTGTAATTGGCACATAGCCAATCTGATCCATACACATCACATACCAAGGCGCACCAGCCGCAGCAAATATCGAAGCACCCGCGTTGAGAAAATGCTTGGTTGCCGTTGAGACATTACCGCCGTGAGGGATTGCGCCCGTGCTGTTTTCGTCAGTGGCAACATAGGTCAAGGACGTTCCGGCATACGTATCCGCAACAGGATAACCAGCAAAAACAGTCGGATCAGTCCACGTACCAGCAACGCCAGCAACACCCGTTGTCTTGTTTGTAATCTGAAAGTCAGTCTGCCCATCGACAGAGATTTTTGAAATCAGATTATCGAGTGATGAAAAACCCATATCAGCCCCAGACTGTTTCTAAGATGCCGGTATATGCCGCACCCGATGCACTGCCCGCAGCCGTGCGCCCAATAAATGACAGAAAAGCCCCGTCCTGAATTTCAGGAGATAGCCCCGCCCGCTCACGCATACTTTCAAGTTCAGATGGCGAACCTTCCGCAGCCGTTGCGCTTGGTTCGCGATGGTAATGCCGCTGTTGGGGCTTGACCAATACCAATGCAGCCAGCCCGCCATTGGCGATGCTAAATGTAATGGATTGAACCGACCGGATACCCTTGTCGCCAGATTGCAGATTGACAAAAGGCATAAGTCCCGTCTCTGCCGTTGCTGCATTGACAACCGCGCCGGAAGGCTGAGCCGCAGCGCAAAACTGGTTTGGCGTAACCCTACCAGCCACTCCGTCAGAATTGGTATAGTTGACCGTGAATTGCCCGCTACCGATTGTGGCAGCTTGGGCAAGCAAAACCATTTTGACACCCGCCCCCGTTGCCCACCGTGGCAAAACAACATCGTTTGTCAGCAACTGTTCTTCGCCTGCCGCATCCATATCGATAAAGGGATAATACAGCAGATAATCACACCAGATTTGCTCGACATTGCCAGACGCCGCAGCGCCTGCAATCGCAGCCGTTATCCGATGGATATATTTTTTTGACGGAGAAACATCAGGACCGTGCAAAATCCCCTTGTAGGAATCAAGCGTAGCAGCAACCAAAGGCTCAGATGCGAAGTAGTTTGGAACAGGATTACCCGCAGCACCGGAGAAATCAAACCATTGGCCCGCAATTGTAACGACAGCAGGAACTTTGCGGAAAGAACTGATCCAGCCTTGGCCGGTTTCAATGCTATCCGCATAGGCCCGAACGTTACGAAATCCAGTCATTAATCAACGCTTGCAGTCAAAGCACCAGCCGCGAACTGTGGCTGAATGCCAGAACCTGTCGGAAGTGTTGCAGACAAAGCGCCACGAAGGATGATCTGTCCAGCGCCGCTTGCCGTGGTGACAATAGAAAAGTGAGTGCAATCAGTGCCAGAACCACCAGACTGAGGAAACTGCAACAAAGCAGCGTTTTCAACCTGATTGCCCGTGACTGTAAAGCCAGTAGTGCGCGAAACTGCTACACGAGCGTAGCTGGTATATGCAACCTCGCTTGTCGTAGCAGTGCCAGCCTCGCCAGGATCAGCAGTGTGGAGAGCAACATAAAAATCAGTGTTGCCCGCCCATGCGGCAGCGGCACTGTCGAAAATATACAGCATGATTTCGTTTTCAGTGGTGTTTCCAAGGCTCATCGTTAGCCACCAACCATCTGCTTGATGATATCACGCGCATCCTGAATTTGCTTTTCAAGCGCCGCAAGTTCATCAGACCGCGTTGAGATTGTTTTTTCAACAGCGGCCAGTTTCTTGTTTTTGTCCGAAACCTGCCCATCAATTGCAGTCTTTTGCTGTTCAGCATCAGCCACGATACCAGACGCCTTTCCAGTCGCATCAGCAATCAATCCCTTGGCCTTTTCATTGGCTGTTGAAATTGTGTCCTTTGCTTCCTTTTTGGCAGCAGCAATATCTTTTTCTGCGTCAGACAAGGCTTTGTGCAGTGAAGCCAAAGACCCATTGCCAGCAACCAGACGCGCATCAATGTCGCGTTCTTCTGCCTGCTTTGCCACCAACCGGACATTTACTTCTCCGGTTAGCTGTTCAATCTTGTCAACCTTGTTGACCTCATCGGCAATAATCATGACGGCCTTGAATAGACCACCAAGATTTTGCACCTTGTTTACAGCATCGCGCAATTCGCTCATTTGTTTGCACCTCGCGCCAGAAGCCATACGTCAATGGCCGTTGTACCGTCGCCAGCCGTAACTTCAGGACGGATCAGGTCAGTCAGTTCAACAATTTGCTTCAGACCAGCAGCCGTAAACGTCAAAGCATTGCCGAGCGGATCAGTAAGCGTTGCCCATGTCGTGCCGCCATCGTTTGAACCCTTGATGCTGACAGAGCCGCCAGCACCGAATGTTCCGACAACCTGCACAGAACGATCCTGATAGGTCGAGAACCCCAAGGAATCGCCTTGGTTGCCGTTTGGAATATCAAGCCATTTATAGACAAAGACGCGATAGTCGGCCTTTGCCTCTCGTGCGCCCGTGGTAATTGCCATCGGTCATTTCCTTTCAAGCAAGGGAAAGCCTCAGCATTTGCGCTGAAACTCCGATGGATTACGTATTCGTGATCAAACCACCGCCGACAACAATGCCGTTCGGCAGTGCGACAGCGAGATAACCGGCTTCAGTGCCGGTATCGGTATAGATCACCTGGCAGACGCCCGCCGTGGTGGTAATGGCGCGGAAAATCTTCTTTGCCACAACAGCAAGAATCTTGCCAGAAGCACCAGCAGCAATGCCGGTCGAGCCGCCAGTTGCCACAAAGTCTGTCATTGCCGACGAAAGATAGAGCCGGATTTCAAAGTTCTCAGCATAGTCGATGGCGTTGCCATCAGCATCCTTGAGAGTGATTGTGATATCGCGCTGATTTGCAACGGACGCACCTTCAGCAGAAATCGAAATTGTTGCCGTCACAGCCTTTGGCGTAATGTCGATGCCATTGGCGACTAGATTGCCATATGGGCCAAGACCAAGCGCCTTGCCACGGACGGAACGGAAGGGAGATTTTGCAGCCATTTGCTTTTATCCTTTGCTGTAGCTGACATAGAAAAGCCCGCACGAGGCGGGCCGGTGGAGACGTTAAAAAGTGGTTTGGCTATTGCCCGGTCACAATCAGGTTGATTGCCTGATGCAGCATAATGAGCGTTTCACCAGCGTTTGCAGAGCCTGCAACGTATGGTTCGCCATCCTCAAGTCCGCCGAGAATGACAAGTTTATTGAATTTCGTGCCTTTGGTGGCTTCAAGCATTTCATCTGTGTCGATGCGATAGCCCGCGCCAACTTCAACTGGATGAAACTTGACTACGTTGTCTTGTGTCATTTGCCGGTGGTGCAGTCTGGTGAAGCGGTTGCCATTTGTATGCAAACAGTTCGGAAAGGACACTTTACGGCTTCACGCAGCAATAAAAGCCAGCACCGCCAAAAAGATTTGATGCCATAATCCAGCAGTGTTCCTTCACCGCATGAGATTGCAAACTCAAACATTGCCGACCTGTGATTTTGCGGGGAGGTGAATTGCAATTTGGACGTAATGAGCCATTCTACAAATCCATGTCACCAATTAGGGCTGATTTGGCTTGCGTGTCAAGAGGTAACTTATTACCGCACACATTAGGTTTTTCTATCCAAAAGGCTGCAATTGCATGGGCCATTCGGAA